GTTATACAGCAAACATGTACAAGCGTTACGTAAGTCACAAGGGAGATAGTCAATGTTTGCAGCTCTTATAGGACCTATAGCAAATCTAGCATCTAGTTGGATGAGTAGTAAGGTTGAAAAGGTTAAAGCCGATGGACAGGCAAAGGTAGCACAAGCTAGAGCTAAGGCAGTTGTAGCTGAGAAAGTAGCTACAGGAGAAGTACAATGGGAAAATTCTATGGCAGATGCAACAGATAACAGCTGGAAGGATGAATTTGCCTTGACAGTCCTGTTATTACCTGCTATACTTGTCTTCATACCTAGTATGACAGAGTATGTTAGAGTAGGTTTTGAAGTACTTGACACTCTTCCTGAGTGGTATCAATACTTATTATTTATAGCAATTAGTGCATCCTTTGGAATAAAAGGTGCTGGTCAAGCAATGAAGATAATAGGAAAAAAATGAATTTAATTAAACTACAGGATGAGATAGCTAATGACGAAGGTGTTAAGTATGAAACATATCGTTGCTCTTTAGGACATTTAACAGGGGGTATAGGTCACCTGATTACTGAGTGGGATGAAGAGATATATGCAGGTCCTATAGGAACAAAGATACCACATGAACAAGTGGATGAATGGTTTGCGAAAGACATAGAAACAACTATAAAAGATTGTAATCTATTATTCTCGCAATTTAATAACCTGCCTGATGAGATACAACATGTATTAGCTAACATGTGTTTTCAATTAGGTAGACCAAGGCTGTCTAAGTTTAAGAACTTAATTGCTGCTGTCAATGATTTAGATTGGCAAAGTATGGCAGATGAGATGGAAGACAGCAATTGGTATAAGCAAACAACTAACCGTGCCGAAAGATTGATAGCACGAGTTGATAGGCAGTTTACTAGGGAAGAAGTACCGTCATGAGTAGAGAATTAACTGAACGACAAACAAAGTTTCTAGCTGTTTTATTTGATGGAGCAAACGGAGATGTAGTACAAGCAAAGATACTAGCAGGTTACTCTGAAGGCTCTAGTACTACTGACATAGTTAAATCCTTAAAGGATGAGATACTAGAAGCTACTCAGCTTTACATGAGCAGGAACGCACCTAAAGCTGCTATGGCTATGGTGGGTGGTCTATATGATCCTACAGAGCTAGGCATCAGAGATAAGATGGCTGCAGCTAAAGAGTTACTTGATAGAACAGGCTTAGTGAAGACAGAGAAGATGCAAGTTGAAAGCACAGGTGGTGTTATGTTATTACCTGCAAAGAACGATGGATAGAAGTGTAGGCAAGTGGAAACTTCCACAGCCAACGGATTTAAAAGATGAAGACGAACAAGAATGGGTACAGATACCACGCATAGCTAGGACTGTTCCATTTGGATATAAGTTAAATGAAGAAGACCCTGATTTACTTGACCCAATACCATATGAACTAGAAGCAATAGAATTAGCTAGAAAATATATTAAACAGTATTCTTATCGTGATGTAGCTAATTGGATTACAAAGAAAACAGACAGAGTTATATCTCACGTAGGGTTACGGAAAAGGTTAATGCATGAAAGACAACGTAAGAACAAGGCTAGAACTCTCCGAAAGTGGTCTGAGTACGCAGAAAAGGCGATACAAAAAGCGAAAGCCATTGAAGAAGAAAGAACAGGTTCAAGAGCTTAACATACAGGAAGTAGCAGACGTAGAAGCTGTGCCTGTATCCGAACAGAATATAGTATTTAAACCTAACGTAGGACCTCAGACTGATTTCCTTGCAGCAGGAGAAAGAGAAGTACTGTATGGTGGTTCAGCAGGAGGTGGTAAATCTTATGCCATGCTTGCAGACCCTTTAAGATATATGGGTCATCCATCGTTTAGTGGTTTGTTACTACGACATACGACAGAAGAATTAAGAGAACTTATATATAAATCAAAAGAAATATACCCTCAGATATGGAAGGGTATAAAGTGGTCAGAAAGAAAGATGCAGTGGGAAGCACCATCAGGTGCAAGGTTATGGATGTCATACCTAGATAGAGAAGATGACGTATTGCGTTATCAAGGTTTGGCATTTAGTTGGATAGGGTTTGATGAGTTAACTCAATGGGCTAGTCCTTATGCTTGGAACTACATGCGTTCACGTTTACGTTCCGTTGCATCAGATTTGCCTGTGTATATGAGAGCAACAACTAACCCCGGAGGTCCGGGACATCAGTGGGTCAAGAAAATGTTCATTGACCCTGCACCCTATGGAAAACAATTTGATGCCACAGATATTGAATCAGGGAATATCCTTTCTTACCCAAAAGGACACACGAAAGCAGGACAACCCTTATTTAAAAGAAGATTTATACCTGCAAGATTATCAGACAACCCATACCTTGCAGAAACAGGTGACTACGAAACAATGCTTCTATCCTTACCTGAACACCAACGTAAGCAGTTGCTTGATGGTGATTGGGATATTAAAGAAGGTGCTGCTTTTTCTGAGTTTGATAGGAATATTCACGTTATTGAGCCTTTTTCAATTCCAAGAAATTGGGTTAAATTTAGGGCTTGCGATTATGGTTATGGTTCTTATAGTGGGGTGCTGTGGTTTGCTGTTTCTCCAGATGAGCAGATTATTATATATAGAGAGTTGTATTGTAGCAAAGTACTTGCCGCAGATTTGGCAGATATGATATTGGATGCAGAAGCCGATGATGGAAATATTAAGTATGGGGTTTTGGACAGTTCTTTGTGGCATAAACGTGGGGATACTGGTCCTTCTTTGGCTGAACAGATGACGATGAGAGGTTGCAGATTTAGACCCTCAGATAGAAGTAAAGGTAGTCGTGTATCAGGTAAGAATGAAATACACAGACGTTTGCAAGTAGATGAATTTACAGAGGAGCCACGACTTGTTTTCTTTAATAATTGCACGAACACTATCTCACAGTTACCTGCCTTGCCCTTGGACAAAAAGAATCCAGAAGATGTGGACACACGTGCAGAAGATCATTTGTATGATGCGTTAAGATATGGTATAATGTCAAGACCGAGGTTTAGTATATTTGACTATGACCCAATGGGAAGACCTAGCAGTAGTATGCCTATGGCAGATTCTACATTTGGATATTAAGGATATAACATGGCACAAGATGAACAAGTAACACTAGACGATGACTCTATTGCATTAGAAGATACAGAAGAGTCAGGAACTAATGATATAAATGTCAGTGGTATTATACCATTTGTTATGGACAGATATCAACGTGCCGAAGACTATCGTACTAATGACGAAGACAGATGGTTGAGGTCGTATAGAAATTATAGAGGATTATATGGAAGTGATGTTCAATTTACTGAAGCAGAAAAGTCACGAGTATTTATTAAAGTTACCAAGACAAAAACTCTCGCAGCTTATGGACAAATTGTTGATGTGCTATTTGCAGGTAACAAGTTTCCTATTAGCATTGAGCCAACAGTTCTACCAGAAGGTGTGGCTAAAGATGTTAGCTTTGATCCTAAGATGCCTGAACAACTTAAAGGAGAGACTGAAGAAACTTCTCCGTATGGTTTTAAAGGTGATGGTATGGAGTTACCAAAAGGTGCTACTGAAAAAACTTTGCAAGATAGGTTGGGTCCTCTTGAAGACAAGTTGGGTGATATTGAAGGGCTTAAAGAGGGGGTAGGTAAAACACCTACTGCTGTTACATTTAGCCCTGCTATGATAGCCGCTAAGTCTATGGAAAAACAAATCATGGATCAGCTTCAGGAGTCAGGTGCTAGTAAACAATTAAGAAGTACAGCATTTGAAATGGCACTGTTTGGTACAGGTGTGATGAAAGGTCCTTTTGCTGTAGATAAAGAATACCCTAATTGGGATGAAGAAGGTAACTATAGTCCTGTGTTTAAGACTGTACCATCTACATCACACGTATCAGTGTGGAACTTCTTTCCAGACCCTGATGCAGCCAATATGGATGAAGCACAATACGTGATTGAAAGACACAAGATGTCAAGAACGCAATTACGTGGATTAAAGAAAAGACCATACTTTCGTGGTACAGTAATAGATGACGTTATTGCTGCAGGTGAATCCTATACTAAAAAGTATTGGGAAGATGACTTATCTGATTATGCAGCAGATCACGGAGTAGATAGATTTGAAGTACTAGAGTATTGGGGAATGTGTGATATTTCTATGCTTGAAGAAAACGATGTAGAGATACCAAAAGACCTCAAAACATTTGATGAATTACAAACGAATATATGGATTTGTAACGGTAAGTTATTACGAATGGTTCTTAATCCGTTCAAACCTGCTACTATACCTTATATGGCAGCTCCTTACGAACTCAATCCATATTCCTTCTTTGGAGTAGGTCTAGCTGAGAACATGGATGATACACAAACTCTTATGAATGGTTTCATGAGAATGTCTGTGGACAACGCTGTGCTATCAGGTAACTTGCTTATTGAAGTAGACGAGACTAATTTAGTTCCCGGACAAGACCTATCAGTGTATCCGGGTAAAGTGTTCAGAAGACAAGGGGGAGCTCCGGGTCAAGCTATATTTGGTACAAAGTTTCCTAACGTGTCTAATGAGAACTTACAATTGTTTGATAAGGCTAGACAGCTTGCAGATGAGAGTACAGGCTTTCCTTCTTTTGCTCATGGGCAAACAGGTGTGCAAGGTGTAGGTAGAACTGCATCAGGTATATCAATGCTTATGAACGCAGCAGCAGGTAGTATAAAGACTGTTATAAAGAATGTAGATGATTACTTACTCAAACCTTTGGGCGAAGGAATGTTTAGATTTAATATGCAGTTTAACTTTGATAAATCTATTAGGGGTGACTTAGAGGTACAAGCTAGAGGAACAGAAAGTCTAATGGCTAATGAAGTAAGAAGTCAAAGGCTTATGTCATTCTTACAAGTTGCATCTAGTCCTGTCCTTGCACCCTTTGCTAAGTTTAATTATATAATTAGAGAGATAGCTAAGTCTATGGAACTTGACCCTGAGAAGGTTACAAACAACATGGATGAAGCAGCAGTGCAAGCAGAGCTTTTAAAAGCTTTTCAGGGCATAACACCTGCTCAAGGGCAAGCACCCCCACAAGAAGGGCAACCTCCTGTTGGTGCTAACCCAATGGACCCTACAGGTGCAGGTGGTGGTAATATAGGTACAGGACAAGCTCCAGTGCCAAATGAACAAGGATTTTCAGGAAATGATGGACAAGCAGGTGCTGCAGCAAATCAAGCCGCTAGTGAACAACCTCCAACTAATGAACAGCTTCAATGATTACATTGATGAATTAGTTAAACAGCAACATAAGATACTA